GTTATTCGGTGTATCCTTGATCTTCTGATCAGTGCTCAATAATTTACTCAATATCATTACGTGCCTCCATTATCCCGACCAACACGCCACCGATGATCAGGATTAGGCCTGCCACGATCCACATCACTACAATATTCCATAGCCATAAGCCATAAACGATGCAGACACTGCCTGCTACCAGCAAAATATCGTCGAAATAATTACGCAGTAACTTTTTCATAATCAATGTCATTGCGAGGAGCTCTCTTTGCGATGAAGCAATCTCGCTCTTGGTGAGCAATTACCGGTTTATACTTCCCAAACACATTCACCAGCGGACCCGACATCACCTTCACCCTTTCCACATGCGGTAATAAATTCCGCCCCTCCTCGATCCACGGTCGAATATGATGATCCAGAGGGTAATGAAAGGTTGGACAATCCCGATTCGTCGGATAAAAATAGATCCGATCTCCCTGATAGAGATCCATCCCACACAGGATCACCGGATCACATCCCATCCACAGCGCAAACCAGGCCGCCGTGTTCGAGCTGTAGAAACCGGTCCAGACTGGCACATCGAAAATAATGTCAGAGGTAGGCTCAGGACTGACCTTGATCACGGTCTGGTTATGAATAGCCTGCATCATTTCAGGGTCTTCCTCCGGCTGATCGTTATAAACCATAAAAGATGGCCTGCAGATCTTCATCGCATGATGATTGACCGCGATCAATAGGCAATTGGCTGGAAGTCCGGCCATATCACCTGGCAGGCTGGGACCACCTCCCAGCACCGCAGCTGCAATTCCCTTCCCCTCATACCGGCTTTGTAAACTCGACATCTTGAGCATTATTCGTCTACCAATCTTTTTTCCAGGATAACATTCACATTTCCGTCGCGTATGCAATGCAGATTTATGATTTTCCAGGGTTTCGGTTGATATATCTGATAAAGTTCATAACTTGGATCAAAATATTCAAAAGTGATCTCGTTAATTGGATTGCAATGAGTTGGATCATTGATGAAACCGTAAGAAGATCCATTTGGTGCTTCAATATCGATCCTCACTCCCGGTTTTAGCATCCTCCAACACTCATCCATGAACTCTATAAACGGCCTTCGTGTACCCCGCTCAGTCACACATACTGGAGGAATATGCTCCAGGATATGCCAGGCTTTGGCCTGGTCCACGCTGTTTGCTTCAATCGGCCACGGATGCATATTCAGATCATGGATGATATCCACACCTGGTAGGCGCTGAATATCTATTCCAATCCAACCACCTTCTTTATGAGTTCCGCAGCCAATATCTAGTTTCATCACATGCCCCAATCCGGGTCCATGATCGCCAGCCGGTATGCGTTTCCCGACCCGCTCATCTGCTCCTCGTACTCCCCCCGGATCTTCTTGCGTGCTTCTTTGTTCAGCTCACCCGCCATCCACAGCAAACCGCCCGGGTTGAGTCCTTGTTTATATAGCTTTCCCTGCGTATCGCTCGCCCCCAGCTGCCGGCTCATCGTGTCGCGTGCAAATTCCAGCACGCTTCTCCCCGTAATCCCATCCTCCGAGTTGATCAGCAGCTTCATCACCTCTATATCCGGGTAATAAGCCGGGTTCTGGTCTGAATTGAACAATGGCTCCCAATACTGCCATTCAACCCGGTACCAGATGTTCCCATTCTCGTCGATCATCTGCGCAGTCCGGTCTGATGGCAGGATGATCAGCTCATTTGGCCTGCCAGCTCGCATCGGAGGGCTCCAGATGTATGCCTGGCCGTAGTTGATCAGCCATTTGGTCGCCGTCTTCTTAAAGATGAATGGGTTCATCCACCGGTTGGGCTCGAATTCCAGCAGCCAGTTGATATTCCGCAGCATGCTGTTTGGCGCCATCCGCTGTCCAACCTTCTCGAAAGTCTGCAGTGGCATCGATCCAATGTCATCCGATAGGATATTGATGCACCTGTAAGCCGTGTGGATCCGCTGGCTGCTCTCCAGTGTCGCCGTGGTATCCGTATCTGATACGTCCACACCCTGTAAAAAGGATACCGGGGTTCCAAAATATTGCGGTGCAGTGATATTTCTAAGTCGAATTGTTTCCAAAAATCGGCTGATGATCATTTGCTTTTCCTATTCCCGGCCCCGATCAGGATCCCTGCCAGGATTAGCATGATCCCACTCACGAACCATACCGCCTCCGGGATGATTCTATAAACGCCATACAGGATGAGCCCGCACCCAAACAAAACAAATACATCATCCAAATATCTAGCCATCATTCACCCTGTAGGGGCGGGTCTGTGACCCGCCCAATCTCATTCTTAAATCCGTGTAATCCGTGTTCATAATCCGTTGTCTCACAAGCCCCAATCCTGATCAAGTATTTCATCTGCCAATAATTGATCTGGCGTTTCCACCTTCAATAATTCCCATCCAAACATGGGTAGAATAAGGAATGGTTGATCAGGATCATGCAGCCAATCAGCAATCATCTTTTTTATATAATCCCTAGCATCTTTATTTAAATTTCCCGGTGCCATCAGGATGTATTTTTTATGAATGTCTATTTCAAGTAATTTTTCTTTTGAATCCATGCTTCCTCCTACATGTCCTATTCCCTATTCTTAATTTTCACAATCAATATATACGCCAGATTAAAGATAATTATTCCAATCAAGCCACCCAAGCAAAAATAAAATATATAATTCATCACAAGCCCCAATCCGGGTCCAGGATCGCTGCGCTCATATCAACCAATCCCTTATAACTGACCGCCCTGGCCATCGCATCGATCCATGCACTAATAAGGTCGATCCGCCGTGTTCGCACCACGCTCTTGCCTTTGTGCTCCTTCACCAGTTTGATCTGTGAATTGCCATTCTTGGCCACGGACGCATTCCCAAAGCACCAGCGTGCCACCGGGTTGGCCTCATGCGTCATCTTGTTATCCTTCAACAATCGCTCGGTCTCACTGAGCGGGTTGGTCATGCTGATAAATGTCTGCGGGATATCCACGCAGGTCAATCCATGCTGCTCCAGCTCCTGGATCAGCATGGTCGCAAATGCCCGGTCTGCGCAGATCTCTTTCACCTTGTGGAACTTGGCAAACTCCAGGATCCTTTCCCTGATCACCGTGTAATCCACCACGTTCCCCTCCGTCACCGTGATCATATTCGCCTTTTGCCACTGGTCATAAGGCACGTGATCCTTTCTCACCCGCTCGATCATGTTTTCAGAGGGGATAAAGCAATCCCAGACCACCCTCCAATCCAGCTGCGTGCCTTGTGGAGGGAAGATATAAGCCAGGGCAGTCAGATCCGTTGTGCTTGAAAGATCTATCCCTATATAACAATCTTTGTCCAGCTGGTCTGCCCTGGTCCAGCTGCCGATCGTGCTATCGAATAGGTCTAGCGGTAGCCATGTCGTCAGCTTGGTGGTGATCCATTGGTTAAGTCGCAGCCACCTGAAAAGTCGCTCGTCGGCCGGCTTCTGCTTGGCCTTCTCTGCGCTTTCCCGCACACTCTCGATCGTGATCGTCTGCCCCAGGCTCGGGTTGGCTGCTGCCCAATTCTCCTCGTTATAGATATTGTCACCGTTGTAGCAGAAAATAACCGGGTACCAGGTCGGGTCAATTATGTCACCCGCCAGGATCCTCTCGGCATATTCATGTTGTTCCCACCCAACTGATACCCGGTCTGGATCATCTCCCGCCGTGGTGATGATCCACCAAATCGGCTGGCGCCTGGCGTCACCAGCCCCGAATGTCATCACGTCCCACAGGTCCCGGTTTGGCTGAGCGTGCAGCTCGTCGAAGATGCACGCTGAAATATTCAATCCATGCTTGGTATAGCTTTCTGCTGATACAGCTTTGTAGGTTGTACCGGAGACTCGATCGGTGATCAGCTTGGTGCTCAGGTTTAACCTGGTACGCTTCTTCAACGCCGGGATCTGGTCGATCATATCCACTGCCACGTCGAATACCAGCGAGGCCTGTTCCCGGTCTGCTGCGCATCCATATACCTCCCCGTTTGTCTCTCTGTCTGCGAACATATGGTATAGCGCTGCACCTGCAGCGATCTCCGTCTTACCTTGCTTCTTCGGCACCTCGATATAGATATATTTGTATTGCCTCAGCCCCCCTCCATTGATCGTGCCATATACATCCTGCACGATCTGCCTCTCCCAGGGTAGCAGCGTGAACGGCTGGCCATAGAACTGGCCTTTCGTATGCTTCAGGCTCTCGAAGAACCTCACCGCCCTATCGGCGCCTCTCTCATCAATCATGCTGATCACCATTCATGTCGGTATTCACATATTCCGTCACATCATCGAGCAGCTGCTCGAGCGGGTCCACTGGACCATGCTCAGCCTTGCGCTTTGCCAGACGAGCTCGTGCTGTGGGTGTCAGTCCCATCTTCTCGGCATAGCTGGCGATCAACCGTGCCCAGCTCTGGCATGCCTTAATATCATCCTCACCTGCCAGCGGCAGCCCTTTCTCATCGAGACTGGTAAGCATCTTACTGGCTGCCCTATACTTAGCCACTGCGTCGCAGTAGATCCCCAGCATCTCCACGTCGGCATTGTCCAGCAGCTGCAACCCCTTCAGCCTGTGCTTGGTCTCCTCAAATATCTTCCGGGCATCATCATCCAGCCACTTCGGGCACCTCAGCTGGGGCCGCTTAGCCCTCTGCAGCTCCCCCTCTGCATGCTGCCTGGCTGCCCTCTCTGCGTTCGTCAGGTGTTTCCGAATGTTTTCGCTGGTTTTTAGTGGTGTTGGCATAATTCACTCAATTTGAAGCTTCGATCGGGGAGTTTTTTTCGCGTTGCTGGCCACGCCCGCTAGTCG